CAGGCCTTGAAGATCGCCCAGTTCAAGGCCGATGGCCGCGAAGCCTGCCTGAGCCGTCTTGGATCCCTGTGCGGCCTTGACGAATGCGATGTCGGCTTTCGTGGCGGCGGCCCCGATCGTGTCCATGCTCACCCCGGCGAGGTCGCCAGCGTGGGCGAGCCCGGCCAGCTCGCCGTAGGTCATCCCGAGGCGGGCCGACATCTTGCTCGTCGAGTCGATCGCCTCGGCCTGAGCCTGCCCGACGTTGACCAGGGAGCGAGCGTAGCTCATGGCGGTCGACGCGACGGAGCCAAGCAGCTGGGCCCCGCTGATCGCGTTCAGCAGCTGCATCCCGGAGCGGAGCCCGGCGACGTCCTTCTGGAGCCCCTTCAGGGAGGAGCTTGCCCTCGACACGCCAGCCGACAGCCCTGAGCTTGAGGCGGTGAAGATCGCGGAGACTTTGCCGATTCCAGCCATCTCAGATTCCCTTCTCGTCCATCTGTTTCGCGAAGATCGGGATCTGCCGCAGGACGGCGATCATCTGCTCTGTGGTCTGAACCGGAGCCCGGTAGGAGGGAAGGAACTTCTCCTCAAAGTCGGGCTCCACCTTGGCCCCTTGGGCCGCCGCCGTCACCGCGGCCAGCTTCCCGCTCCTGGCCCACTCATCACCGAACGGCTCGACGCGCCAGAAAGCCATCCACCATTTCAACTGCCGCAGCGTGATCTGCCTGGACAGCGTCTCGACGTCCCACTCTCCACAAGCCAGGGCCAGCCGCCCGAGAAACAGGGTCAGGGGCTGGCCGCGGATTTTTCCGCCTGGTCCTCGATCTCCTTGTCGTCGACCTTGAGCAACTCGATCCCGACCTTCCACACCTCGAGGAGCCCGTCGGGCTTCCACGCTGCCAGGGTCGGGACGTCGGCATCAGTGAACAGTCGTTTCCCCGCCTCGTCGCACAGGAGCAACGATGCCACCTTCGCGCGCCACGGTGCCGGCTGGCCCTTGTTGGCCTCACAGAACATCGACCACTCGTCATAGGCCTGAGCGGTCGGATCGAGGAGGAAGACATCCCCGCCCCACGCGGCGACATGGAGCCGCGTCGGGGGGGCAGTCTTGTTGGCCTCGAGGCCTAGGAGATCGTCTCGCGTCAGCATCTGTTACCCCATGAACTGGAACTGGTAGGAGCCCTGGATCAGTTCGCCGGCAGAGCCGACACGCTGAAAGTTTGCGAGCTGGGCCGTCAGGCTTTGCGACACACCGCCGATGGTGAACGCCAGCGTTGCCGACAGGCCGATGTCCGAGCGAGAGAAGGGAGGATTCCCCCAGCACCGGAACGCGATTGAGCCGGGCTCGATCATGGTGATCTCGACTTGCCGGATCACCCGCGTGTTGCCGCCACTGCCGACGATCGTGGCGGTGGAGCCGGTGGTGTCGGTCGGTGACGCGCCAGAGTGGCTCTCGTCGAAGCCAATCAGGCTACCGAGCGCGGTTCCGCCGAACGACACGGAGACGTTTTGCGCTGATGGGATGTCGGGCATGGACCCTCCCCCGATCAGCCCGTGATCTTGAACGTGGCCGTGCCTCTGACGAACTCACCGGCAGCCCCGCCCTCTTCGACATCGGTGCAGAAAGCGTTGCCGGTGATCCCCAAGCCGGTGCAGGAGATCGCGTACTTCGTGCCTTTGGTCGGCGGATTCTTGCCCCAGTATTCGAGGCCGATTTCGTCGCCTTCCTTGAGAGGCTCGGCCTGATAAACGTGCAGCGAGTCGACGCCCTGAGCGCAGTCGGAAACTTTGACGAGCGGACGGGATTCCTTCCGCTTGATGTTCGTGGCCCGGAACTCGATCGAGTTGAAAGAGAACGTGAGCCCCTGCATCGTGTCGATCGTGGCGGGCACGGCGGGCATTTCATTCTCTCCAGCGGATGAAGATTTGGAGCTCGATCACGAAGTAACTGGGCAAGTCCTGCCCGTCTGTGAGGTAGACGGCGGTCCCGTCCCGGTCACTTGCAACGTGAACGTGGTCGATGATGGCCCCCTGCCCCGTGCCGGTGAAGTTCTGGACCGCGCCGACGATCGCGTCGGCCACAGTCCGGGCCGATGTCCAGCTGGCCCCGCACACCTCGAGCGAGAACTCCCCATCCGCGAAGCCCGTGAGGCCGCTGGTCTGGAGTGGCCGCTCGGTCGATTCCCGGGAGTAGACGACGAACGGCAGGCCGGCAGACTCCGACACGGCCACCGGCCAGGCCAGAGCCCCGGCGGTGGTCTCGATCGTGGCCTTCAGCCATGCCTCTGGGCTGCTCATTCAGCCCCCCCGGCCGGGTCGGCCTCGATGACGCCAGCGGCCAGGAGCTCGGCCAGCGTGGCGGCATCGACGAAGAGGACATCCCCGGGGACGTATGGGCCCCAGGGTGCGGTGAACGTGACGAGGACGGTGTCCATGATGGATCTCCTGGGATCAGCGGGCGGCGCGGCGGGCAGCTTCCTGGGTGGCTCGCTCGAGGCTCACCCCCATTTCGATTTCCATGTTCGACAGGATGCCGCTCTTCTTCGCGGCGAGCGTGTCGCGGAGCATGTGCTTGGGTGGCATCGTGCCGGTGGAGCCACCACGCTTCCGGCGGCGCGGCTTGCTGCCGGCCTCGACGAGGACCGAGTGATCCCCCTTCTGGTTTTTCTTCTTCCCCTTCCGGGAGAACCCGACGATCCCCATGGCGGTTCCGCGGAAAGCCTCACCCGATCCGCGGGAGACCTTCGTGCCGAACTTCACCACGGTGATGACCGATCGCCGCAAGTTGCCGGTGGCTCCTCGAGGTGTCGCGGCCTTCAAGGCGGGCACGAAGGGCTTGATCGATCGCCGGATTGAGGCTTTCAAGTGCTTCCGGGCCACCGATCCTGGGAGCTTGGCATAGGCGCGGATCAGGTCATCGATGTCGCGATTGGACTTCTCCGAGAAGAAGGCAGAGAAGAACAGCCCGGGTGCGCTCATGTCTTTTTCTCCCCGGCCTGAATCGTCTGCTCGGGATCGGCGTCATCCCCGACGACCGACGACACCATCAGGATCCGGCCGAGCCGACTTTCCCAGACGATCCGGCAGGATCCGTCGAGGCCCGGGACCGATGGGACCACGATGAGGTAGGAGGCCTGCCCGGAGGTCTGGCCCTGGTCGCGGGACTCGGAGTAGCCGACCTGCTCGATCGAGCCCCGCCGGCGGCAGATCTCACCCAGGAGATGGAGGAGATCTCACCGACGGAGTTGCGTGTCTCGACGGGGCGCTCGAACCTGAAGGTGTGGACCTTCATGCCGGCGGCGGTGCGGTCGCCCATCAGTAAGCCCCCGTGATCGAGATCGACGCCAGGAGCGTCTCGATGCCCATGGGGAGCTCGTTGGCGATGGTGCCGGTGACCACACCCTCGCGGTGTTTGAACCCGTGAGCCACGAACAGCAGGATGACGGACTCAGCGGCGGGCTCGATCCGGCCGCCAGCGGGGGGCCCTGCCCAAAAGGTCACCACGAGCGGGGCTTCATCGTCGAACGTCGGCCAGGTCGTGAACCGGATCACCGCCGGGGTCGAGTCGGCGTCGATCGAGTAGGTCGACGGGTTGATCGTCACCCCGCCCACGGTGATCGCCAGCGGGTGCGTCCCGTCGACCAGGAGAGGCGGGACCGGGATCACCGGGCCGACACAGCCGCGGTGGTTCCAGTGGTGGCCGCGGTCGTCATAGACGAACGTGGCACGGAACTGCCTGGCGGCCAGCGTCGTTCCGAGCCGTTGCTCCACCAGCCGGCGGCCGGTGGAGATCAGGCGCAGCAAGAGCGCGTCGTCGTCGGATTGCTCCGGGAGTAAGCCCACCTGGCCCTTCGCCGCAGCCAAAGAGACCGGCTCGACCTCAGGCTCGGAGAGTTGCTTCAGGGAGCGGAGCTTCAGCATGGGGCCCCCTGGTCACTTGGTGGCGCGCTGGATGTTCTTGGGCTTCGGTGCATCGGCTCGCTCGATGACGGGCTCGGCGGGCTCGGTGCGGGCGACGAACGTGGCCAGGCCGCAGTCGACGAGGTGGCGGGCAAGGGCCTCAGGGAATGGCACAACCGCCCCGGCGGCGTGGTCGCCGTACTCCTGGCGAAACTGGATCGAGACGGTGGGCATCTGAGAACTCCGGAAAGGGGGGCGGCCGGGCGAGGGGTGAGCCTCGCCCGGCCGC